GCCTTGGGATTGATCTCGCGATAGATCGCGTAGGTGCGCTTCGCGAGATCCTCGCTGTCATCGTTGTTGTCCATCAGCTGTGTCCTGATCGCTCGTGTTCCGGCGCGGGCTTTTCCTCCCACTCGGCCAGCGGCTTGCCGATGACATCCTCGACAGCCACCGCGAGGACTTGCTTCATGAGCTGCATAAAGCCGTCCTTGATCTCCGGGTGCGCCGTGACCGCGCCCAGCGCGATCGAGCCGATGAGGAAAGCGCGATCCATCGTGCCCTCGTTCGCAACGTATGCGTTCCAGAGCGCGCCCTCGCGTCGCAGCGCCAAGCGGATCCCGATAGTTTTGGTCTTTGCCATTGTTAGCTCCAAAGTAAAACAGCTGCGGTAATCACCGTCACTGTGGCGGCGATCAGCAGCGTTGCCCAGTGCGGGTGGCGGTCGACCCAGCCGAGCTGCTCCGGCTCACGCCAGGGCTCCCGGCGCCGCGTCGTCGGGTGCAGGTCATAAGGCGGCGGCGGCACTGAATATTGCGGCTCGCCCATCAGGCGTCCCAGCCCTCCCAATGCCCGGTGACCTCTATCCCAAGTAGCCACTGCGCATCACGCTTCGTGACGCGAACGCTGCGGATCCAGTAGGCCCAGGTTCGGCTGCGCGGGTAATAGCTGACCCCGACAGAGCCGCGGACAGCGACACCCGTAACAACTCGCTGCCTCACGTTGCTCTTCGCCCGCTCGCGCAGCCGCGCCATGGCCGTTTCTGCTGTTTCAGTCTTCATCGATCGGCTCGTCGGCCTGATAGTTAGGATCGGTCAACACCTCCGGCCGATAGATCGCCAACTTGCGATCGCGGCACTTGTTGCAGACCCGGCACAGCGCGATGCCGCGGGCGTCGAACGCCCAGCTGCTGCGCAGGCCCGAACCACACAGGCAGAGGAAGATGCTGGTGCTGCTCATCGTCAGTCTGTTTTGATTGTGATGCGGTAGACCGCCTCATGGTCGTCAGGGAAGTATGAGCTGGGCACGTTGGAGCGGATGTAGACGCACTCCCCGACCGAGCCGTGGTCGAGGGCGTCGCCCCAGTACTCTTCGCCCACCGTCGAGAACAGCTCGCCCGGCTTCAGGTCGCGGGCGACAATCAGCTCTGCTTTAACCTTGGCTCTCATGGTTCTCTCCTGGCGGCGCGGCGGATCTGCGAGAGGATGTTCAGCTGAGCGCGGCCGGGCCTGTTTTCCACCCGGGCCTGAGGCCCCTTAGGCAGGATCGCGCAGAACCTGTTGTTGACGATGATCTTGTAATGACGCCTGCCCTCGACGACCGACCAGGGCGCGCCGCAGCCGTCTAATAGTCGTCGAACATCGTGAGATAGTCGCATACAGCCCTCCCGTGAAATGGGCGGCGCATTGGCGCGCCGCCCGTGTTGCTCACCAGCCGAACTTCTCAGCGCACACCGGCCCGATGCCGCGCAGGCGCCACTCGCTGCGCAGGGTCGCGTTGCAGACGCAGCAGGTGCCCGTCTCCTGGCCGTAGACCTTGGCGGCCGCCGCTGGATCAGTGAGGAACAGCGCGAGCTGAGCCTCGTGGTCGGTGGTGACGGCCGCTGTCGCGTAGAACTTTGCGCCGACAATCTTGCCGAGGTACTCCTCGCCGCTCGTGACATACAGCGCGCCGGGGTTCTTCGATGCCGCCTTGGCCGGCTTGATGGTCATGCCGCCGATCGTGATGCGCGGCGACTTCCTCAAACCCTTCTCGGCCGAGAACGCGATCGCCTGATCGAACGCTGCCTTCAGGCGATCGACGCCGGCGGTGTCAACCACAGGCGCGCTGGCGGCGCGGCGCTCGGCGCGAGCTGCGTCGCGCAGCATGCCGTTGCGGACGACCGCCATCTGCTTGTCGGTCAGCGAGCCGTACTTCGTGATGCCCTGCATGAACGACAGTGCGACGTCCCAGCGGCCGGCAGTGCGCTTCAGCCAATCCCACTCTGCAGGATGCTCGGCCTCGAACGCGGCCGCGTTGTCGACCCGCTGGCGGTCCTGGCGATCCTCGCGCTGGGCCTTCGCCTTGACGCGATCACCGCGCGAGGTCTTGAAGGTGCGCTTGCCGGCGCCCTTGCAGGTGAAACACTCGCCGAGATCCCGGCCGCTGTAAGTGATGAACCGGCCGCTGCCAGAACACTTCGGGCAGCTCTCAGTGTGCAGGCGCTCCAGTACCGGCACGAAATCGGCCGGCGGGGTCGGGCGCGGGCGCGGCTGGCCGGTGCCGCCGAATAAGGCCGAGAGATCGTCGTCTTGGAAGTCGTTGGACATCTGCTTGCTCCGTGGTTGATGCCCCCTTGTAGGACAGCCTGACAGCCCTGTCAAGCGGTCCTAATGCGGCTTCCCTGGGGGCTCGCCGCCGGCCGTCGCGATGTCGGGCGCCTCCTGGTCGCTGGTCTGCATGTAGGCCTTGATCTCGTTGGAGATGGCCCGGATCAGCGCTGTGACGGTTTCCTTGCTAGCTCCCTGCTTTCGCATGTCGTCGATCATGCTGAGCACCCACTCGACGCCGCAGAAGAACGATGCGCGGCTGGCGTAGACCTCGCCCGGCGTGGCTTCGGCCGGCGCGCTTTTCGCGACCCGCGTCAGCCACCCGGCGGCAACGAACTCGTTGTTCCTGATCAGCTGACGCGCGAGCCGGCGTAGCTCCTTCCTGTCAAACTTCAGCCTGGGATCGGTCATAGCCCGTGCTCCGGGGTCGGGATCGGTTCGAAATACTTGCAGGCCTTCCACTCCGGCTTGACGACGTGACCGACCTGCCCGGTGAGCTGCTTGTAGATCACGCAGGCCTTGGTCTTGCGCACCGTCAGCACGTTGCCCCAGCGGTCATAGACGTTGACCATGTAGCCGCGGTGGACGCACTTGCCGCACGTTGCGTCCCACGGGCCGGTGCCGGCGAAGTACGCCATCCCCGGCTTGACGTCGTCGCGATCGGGCACGCCCTCTAGCTTGGTCATGTGCGACATGGATCACTCTCCGCTTGTCAGCGATGTCCTCGGGCGAGCCCGCCCGCAGTAAAGACATTTGAGAAGGTAGTACTTGCATTTCGCACATTCGTGGGCCGGCACGGTTAACGTCGGCTGATCCGTGTCGATGAGGGAAAGCCTGAACACCTCGCCCATCGCCTTCCGGATGCCCTTTGCTTCGTGGATGCGGCCTCGCGCGAATGCACCCTCCTTGCCCTCGGTCAACTCAGCGACCGACGCACATCGCTCCTCCGTATCTTCGCAGAGCGAGAACAGTTCGCTCCGCAGTCGCTTAATCTCGTCGCTCGGCATGGAAGACGCCCTGTAGGTGATGGCGCGAAGGGCGTCGAGAATTGCGCGGACGTGGTTGCCGGTCGCGCCGCAGTAGCCGACGTAGGCACCAGGAACGTGGATGTCCCACTTCTTGATGCGCTGCCAGATCGCCTCGAACTCTGGCGAGGCCAGCATTTCCGCTGTTGGGTCGGGCCACTCACGCGCCATCGTGTTGGTGTCGTTGTTCATGCCGGTCTGCCCTCAATGGCTAGGCTGGGGATCAAAAGCGTATCCCCTTGCGGTGTGAACCGCAACCCACTAATCTGTTGGACCATGAAACCACACCCCAGTGTCAAGGCTCTGCTCGCAGAGATCGATACCTTCTGCCGCAAGTCAGGCACCAGCAGGACTGGCTTTGGCCGCCGCGTCGCGCGCGACGGTCACCTGATCGATCGCCTGCGGCGCGGCTCGATGCCCACGCTGACAACGATCGAGCGCATCAAACGCTACATGCATACCGTCACGAAGGAGCAGCAGCGGATCTGGCGGGACTGATGAAGCGCAGGGAGCCGTGGCCCGACGATCGAACCGAGTACCTGCGCGCGGCGCTGAAGACGGGCGCCTCGCTGCACAAGATCGCTGACGACATGTCGAAGCACTTCGACGTGCCGATATCGCGCAGCGCCCTGATCGGCAAAGCGCACCGCCTGGGGGAAGATCTGAAGATGCGCAACGCCAAGCCCGATGATGAGAAGAAACCGACGACGCCCCGCCGCGGCCGACCG